AGATGAAGAACTTTCATCAATGTTTACTCTCTACCGCGATGCAATAGAGTTCAAAGAGAAGGCGAGTGTTTATCGTGTCCTCTCTGCCGAGGCTTACACAAAAGAAGGACTCAACCCTTCACCGCTTGTTATCTTTGACGAAGTCCACGCGCAACCATCGTGGGATTTATGGAACACGCTATCCCTTGCCGGTGGCGCTCGTGCGGATTCTTTACTTTTCGGCATTACAACTGCGGGAATTAAAAGTGACTCGCAAGGTCAAGACTCGCTCTGTTATTCGCTCTATCAATACGGGCAACAATTAGTTAAAGGCGAAAAGGTTGACCCATCATTCTTCTTTGCTTGGTGGGAACCGACAGCCGCCGATGCCGACCACAGAAAACCTGAAGTGTGGGCAGAGGCAAATCCTGGTCTTGGAGATATTGTTGACATTCAAGATTTTGAGTCGGCGGTATTGCGAACACCTGAAGCAGAGTTTCGCACCAAAAGATGCAACACATTTGTAAGCACCACAACCGCTTGGCTTCCGCAAGGATCGTGGGAAGCTCTTATCTATGAAGGCAGACCACACATTCCTGGCGAAGATGTAGTCCTTGCCTTTGATGGTTCTTTCTCAAATGACTCAACTGCTTTAATCGCTTGGTATCTTGGTGGAGAGCGACCACATTGCGCAGTCATTGGATTATGGGAGAAGCCTGATAATGCAGAACAAGGTTGGTTCGTTCCTGTCGCAGAAGTCGAACAAGCCATTATCTCTACTGCACGAAATAACAGAATCAGTGTGCGAGAAATTGTTTTCGACCCCGCAAGATGGAACCGAACATTTATGGTTCTTGATGAAGAGGGATTGCCTGTTTTGGCTTACCCCAACTCAGCAGAGCGAATGGTTCCTGCCACAGCTAAATTTTACGAGGGTGTCATCAACCAATCATTCACTCACGATGGCAATGAGGGTCTTGCAAGACACATCGCAAACTGTGTCACAAAACAATCAAGCCGAGGTGTGATGGTGGCCAAGGCATCTGCAAGGCGCAAGGTCGATGCCGCAGTTGCGGCAATCTTTGGCTATGACAGAGCAACGCAACCGCCACCGCCGAAGCCACCTGTGGCTCAATTCTTTTCGATACAAGTCTGAGAGGCAATATGAAGAAACTTGATTTGTCAATGCTTGTTGGTGTCGGTGGGTTAGCTATTGCCACGACAGGTCTTGCAATGTTCTCAGTTCCTCTCGCTCTTGTCTGCTTGGGGTCATTTCTAGTTTGGATAACGGAGAAGGCTAACTGATGGGAATATCAAAGCGCATTCGCGTTCAAGGCGAGAAGCGACAGAATCAAAATTCGCAATATGTAGAACCAATCATTCCTGGTCGCCCTGCTTTTATGGCTCCGTCAGGAGTCGATGTCACACCTGATTCTGCAATCAGAATGTCAGCCGTTTATGCTTGTGTTCGTTTGCTTGGCGACACAATCTCATCACTGCCTCTTGGCGCTTATGTGCGCAGAGGTCGCAACCGCATTTCTTACGCAGCCGTTTATGGCGAAACTCCTGTTTGGGTTAATAGACCAAATCCTGAAGCCTCACGCATTGAGTTCTTTGAGCAGGTCTTGGCCTCACTCAATCTCCACGGCAACGCATACATCCTGACAGTGCGCGATGAGAACGATGAAGTCTTTGAGCTTTATTGCTTAAACCCAAATGAGGTTCGCATTCGCAGACTAGGGCCGAATGAGCCTTTGGTCTATGAGATAACAGTTCGTGAAGAAGGCGAAGTCAGAACTGAGATTCTTACAGGCAGAGAAATTCTGCATATCCCAATGTTTAGACTTCCAGGATCGTATTATGGTCTAGGCCCTGTCGCAGCTTGTCGCCTTGCAATAGGTGGCGCAATGGCAGCAGAAACTTATGCTGCTGCTTACTTTGGCAACGCTGCCAACCCTGGCGGTGTCATTGAAGTTGCCGGCGAACTTACGCAAGAGCAAGCACAAGACATCAGCCGTGATTGGAACATAACTCACACAGGCCCTTATCGCGCAGGCAAGATTGGCATTCTTTCAGGCGGAGCAATTTTCAAACCTTTGACATTAAACGCCCAAGATGCACAGCTCCTAGACTCGCGCAGATTCGGGGTCGAGGAAATCGCAAGATTATTCCGTTGCCCTATCTCACTTCTTGGTCATCCTGTTGCTGGCGCAATGTCGTTTGCATCTGTTGAAGCGCAGAATCTTTCATTTGTTCAACACAGTTTGCGCCCTTTACTTGAGCGCCTAGAACAGAGCTTCTCTAATTTGTTGCCTGAGCCTGATGGATTTATCAAGTTCAACCTTGATGCTCTGCTTCGTGGCACAACAATCGAGCGTTATGATGCTTATACAAAAGGTCTTCGTGAAGGTTTCTTATCTTTGAACGATGTTCGCTCTGTCGAAGACCTTGCACCAATAGGCGAGGCAGGCGATCAGTTCCGTGTTCCATTGCAGAACATTGATGCCTCTGATGCTAAGGATGTCGGCCTAAATCTACGCGCCGACATTGTGAGCAAGTTGGTTCAGGTTGGCTTTGACCCTGAAGAAGTCTTGAAGGCGGTTGAGATGGTTCCTATCGCACACACAGGCGTTCCAAGTTCTCAGCTCCAACCTATCTCTCAAATTGACCCGAATGACCCTGCTGCTGCATACGATGTCAGAGATGCTCGCAACCAAGGAACAACAATCAATGTTCCTGAACCTGTCGTCAATGTTGCTGCTCCAAATGTCAACATTGAGCCTGCAATGGTGATGCTTGAGTCACCTGAGATTCGCGTTGAATCGCCAACTGTCAATGTTGCCTCGCCAACAGTTGAGGTCACAAATCAAATTGATAGGCGCAAGGTTAGAAAGAAAGTCATCCGCGATGGCGAAGGCAGAATCTCAGAAGTTATTGAAGAGTTTATTGAGGGGGATGAATAATGGCGACAGGTCTTAGTTCTTATCTAGCAAACAAATTCCTTGATGCCGTGGCAAATGCCACCTCCTACTCAGCAGCCAATGTCTATGTCAAACTCCACACAGGCGAGCCAGGAGCGAATGGAACTGCCAATGCTGCAACTGAAACAACTCGCAAAGAAGCAACTTTCTCATCTGCCTCGGCAGGTGCAATTGCATCTGATGCCGACATCACTTGGACAAACATTGCGGGTTCTCAAGATGCTACCAATTTTTCTGCTTGGGATAATCTTACTGCTGGCAATTTCTTATTTAGTGGCACTATCACTGGCAATGCTTATGTTGCAGGTGATACTTACACTATTCCAAGCGGTTCTCTAACTGCCTCGCTGACTTTGGCTTCCTAGTATGGCAGCTCAATTTCTTCTCGATGAGGGTGTCTTAGACACAGACTTACTTGGCCCAATCATCATTGTTTCGGCAAGTGCCGACCTTGGTGGAATCTCATCAAGTGGAAGTTCATTAGTAACGCATCTCGTTACTATGGGCGCAGAGCTTGGTGGCTTATCAGCAAATGCAAACACCAATCCTGAAACACCAAGCGGAGTGCAGGTTGAGTCAGGTCACGGATTTATCCAACCTTATTTCCCACCTGTTATCCCGCCTCAAGAAATCAAAATTGCAACAGTTTATGCAGGCGCAGTCGCGGGCTTAGGCGCAGTCAGTGCAAGTGCAATGTCTGAGATTTCCTTCTCGATAATGGAAGATGATGCAGAAGTTCTGCTTCTGATTTAGGAATCCAATGCCATATCTAATTTCTGACAAGCAAAGTGATTGCCAAGGTTGGGCAACTGTCAAAGAAGAATCAGATGGTTCTTACACGACTATCGGTTGCCACGACAACAAGCAAGATGCCATCGACCAAATGGTTGCAGTAAGCATCGCAGAAGATATTGAGCCAGGTGGAGAAGTTAGCAAACGCGCTCTTCCTGATAATTACAGACCAGCACTCTCAGAAGATGTGCCAGAAGGTAGAGCCTGTGGCAACTGCTACTTCTACAACGAAGCCAAGCAGAATGATGCAGGCAATAAGGCTTGGTGCGAACTTTGGGAAGATTTTGTTGATGGCGCTTACTACTGCAACAAATGGAAAGCAGATTCAGAAAATCGTCAAGTAGATTTAACAGTTCCCGCATTCATTCGCGCAAACGCAGAGCGCGGTTTGAAGTTAGTTCGAGAAGGTTTTGGGGGAGATGGTCTGACCGACACTGCAAAGCGCGAAGCGCGAGAAATGGCAGCAGGTCGAATAACAGAAAATAAAGTTCGCAAGATGGCACCTTGGTTTGCTCGTCATAAAGTTGACGGCCAAGCGCCAAAGAACAAAGACTCATCCGATCCTCAATATCCAGGCGCAGGTCTAGTGGCTTGGTTGATTTGGGGCGGAGATTCCAACTTCAGTGATAGAGCGCAAAATTGGGCGCAACGCAAGATTGATGCCCTCAATGCAGAAGCCGATTCAAGGAGCAAAATGGCAAAGAAAATTGAACGCCGCACTTATAGTGTGAGAGATGTAGAAGCGCGAGCAGATGATTCAGGGATGCGCCTCGCAGGATATGCAGCAGTCTTTGGTGACTCAAGCGTTCCTCTTCCCTTCAAGGAAAGCATTGCTGCGGGCGCTTTTAGAAAGACCTTGAGCGAAACTCCTGATGTGAGAATGTTAATCAATCACGAAGGTTTGCCAGTAGCTCGCACAAAGAACGACACCCTAAAACTCTATGAAGATGACCGAGGATTGCGCTTTGAAGCAGACCTTGCCGACACTCAAGAAGGGCGCGACATCTACGAACTCGTCAAGCGCGGAGATGTTGACCAAATGTCTTTCGCCTTCCGTGTTATCCGTCAAAGATGGAATGATGACCGAAGCCGCAGAGTCTTGACCGAGGTTTCTTTGGCAGATGGCGACATCTCTGTCGTGACTTATCCTGCCTATCCAACAACGACAGTTGAGGCTCGTGACCACATAAGGCAAGCAATGAAGGCACTCAAAGAAGGCCGCGACATTGACGAAGCAACGATGTCAGTCTTGCAATCAATCTTCAATGATATGAGCGAGGGTCACGAATACATTATGAAGGCTCTTGGAGTTTTTGACACCTTAATGAATGACCGCCAATATGGTGAGGACTATGAAATGGATGAAGACGAAGATGACAAGATGCGGGCGGTTGATGTTGTCGGAGATTTTGTCGAATGGGATTCATCGGGTGGAACTGCTCGCGGAAGAATTGTGCGCGTAGCAAGAGAAGGCAGCATCAATGTTCCTAATTCAGATTTTACAATCACCGCAGAAGAAGGCGATCCTGCGGTCTTAATCCGTTTATATCGTGAACTTCGTGATGGGTATGTTGCAACTGACACTCTTGTTGGTCACAAGGCATCAGAACTTCGCGCCATTGACCCACTACCTGAACCAAGTGAAGAAGCAGGTCGCAAGATTTCTTTGCGCCTAGCTCAAGCAATAATCAATTCAACAAAATAAGTTTCTGCTCAACAGAGCAGATTGAAGTCGGAGCCAACCTCGCACCCCGTTAAGCGCCGCGAGCATCTTGGCCACCACCTCGAAAACCTAATCATAAGGAGCAAAACTCAATGTCATATTTTGACAAAGTAGTCGAGCGCCGTGATGCAGTGAAGGCAGAGATGGATGCAGTTCTTGAGGCAGTAGCTTCAGAGAACCGCACTGATCTCACCGCAGAGGAAACCGCTAAGGTTGATGCTCTAGTTGCTGAATCCCGTTCTCTCGATGAGAAAATTGAAAAGCTCACTGCACAAGCAGCAGCCGATGCAAAGGCCGCAGAAGCTCGTTCCGCAGTAGCAGAAATCGCAACCCCAAAGGTCGGCGGTTTCAAAGTCACAAAAGAATCACGCACTTATTCACCTGAGTCTGATTCATCCTTCTTCAAGGATGCTTACAACGCTCAGTTCAAGTCTGACTATTCAGCTCAGGAAAGACTTGCACGCCATCAGCGCGAAGAGGAAATCGAGCGCCGCGATGTCGGAACTGCGCAGTTTGAGGGTCTAGTAATTCCTCAATACCTCACAGAGTTTGCAGCGCCACTTGCTCGCGCAGGTCGCCCGTTCGCAGACTTCTCCACATTCAAGCACAACTTACCCCCTGCCGGAATGACGCTGAATATAAGTAGAATGACAACTGGATCAAGCACTGCTGTTCAGGTCACACAGAACGATGCAGTTAGCGAAACCGATGTCGATGACACACTATTGACAATCAATGTCCGCACAATTGCCGGCCAGCAAGACCTATCGCGCCAGGCGATTGAGCGCGGAACAGGAATTGATCAATTCGTTGCTCAAGACCTTATCCGTTCTTGGCACACCACACTAGATTCACAGATTCTAAATGGTGCAGGAACCGCAGGAACCATCGTTGGACTTCGCTCCGCCGGTGGAAACGCAGTCACCTTCACATCAACTGCTCCAACAGTTGCATTGCTATATCCAAAGCTCGCTGATGCGATCCAACAGATTCAGACCAATGCATTTGTGAATCCAACTCACTTCGTAATGCACCCTCGCCGCCTAGCATTCCTACTTGCTGCGGTTGACACAACAAACCGCCCACTTGTGGTTCCAGCCGCAAGCGGCCCAATGAATGCAGTTTCTTCAGGCTCAGGTTCAGTTGCTTATGGCAACTCTGGCTATCAGATGATGGGCCTACCTATCATCACAGATGCAAACATTGGAACAACTTATGGAACAACCACAAACCAAGATGAAATCTATGTTGTGACTGCTCCTGAGTGCCATCTGTGGGAACAAGGCGGTTCTCCATTCACCCTTCGCTATGATGCAACAGGTGCAGGAAACCTAACAATCAAGACAGTGGTTTATGGCTACGCAGCCTTTACCGCAGGTCGCTATCCACTAGCCAACTCGATTATTTCGGGAACAGGCTTGGCAGCACCTAGCTTCTAATCACTAGAAGAAAACTAAATTGTGTAAGAGTGTTCAAGGCCCCCGACTTGGACACTCTTACACTTCTAAACGATTCGGGGGAATCAATGAAAACAGGTCACAAAGTTTCAATCGGGTCTTGCGATCCAGGGATGGTCAATGGCGGATTCGCCTATCATCTCATTCAATTAGCATCAGCGCGCTCAAATAAACTTGGCCCCTTTGTTAGAATCAAAGGTTCAGGCCTACTTTCCAAGCAACGCAATCGTGTCGTCAAGCACTTCCTAGATTCAACTGACTCAGATTGGCTCTTGATGATTGACTCAGATGAGCAACTTGATGTTCTTACCTTTGACCGATTATGCGAAACCGCGCACGACAAAGAGCGACCTGTGGTTGCAGGTCTAGTTTTTGCAGGCTTTGGAGTTGTAGGCAAGCCCTATCCCAAACCTGTTCCCGCGATATTTCAAGACACAGAAAATGGATTTCTCCCTCTTTACAAGTATGACAAGAACGCAGTCTTTGAGATTGATGCAGCAGGCACGGGTTGCCTGATGATTCACAGAAGCGTTCTTGAAGCTATGAGGGAAGCATCAGACCCAAATCAAGGCAAGGATTGGTGTTGGTTTTGGGATGGCCCTATCAAGGGCGAATGGATTGGAGAAGACTTGCTCTTCTGCCGCCGAATCAAATCGCTCGGTTTCCCAATTTATGTGAACACCGCAGCAATACTTCCACACTCAAAGTCTTTTTGGCTCAAGGAAGAACACCACGAATTATGGCGAGATTAAAGCGCAAAGAAACGGCAATGGCTCTGCCTAAGCTAGAACGAGCAATTCAATTGAAACCGAAGAAGAGGAAATCTAGTGGCAATAACCAACGGATACGCGACTCTCGCACAACTGAAATCATCCCTAACGATAACTGACACAAGCGATGATGCTCTGCTTGAGCTTGCTATAACTTCGACAAGCAGAATGATTGATGACTTTACAGGTCGCTTCTTCTATGCGAATGGAACTGTCGGAACACCTGTTGTTAGATATTACACAGCCCTTGATCCTTGGAGCCTTGCTGTTGATGATTATGTTTCAATCAGCGCAATTGCAACTGATGACAATTTCAATCAAACTTGGTCAACTGTTTGGGCAACTTCTGACTTTATGGTTGAGCCTATCAATAACCCTCGGCGCGGTTGGCCTTACACAAGACTTCTTGCAACAGGGCGTTATGTTTGGCCTTACTATCTACCTCAAGCCTGCAAGATAACAGGCGTTTGGGGTTGGCCTGCTGTTCCTTCCGAAGTTGAGCAAGCCTGCATCATTCAAAGCTCTCGCATATTCGTTCGCAAGCAATCACCCTTTGGAATCGCAGG